AACAATAACCCTGTTGTTGCCAGCGGTTTGGTCACCATCAAGACTGTATTCAACAAAATACTTAGCCGCATTCAAAATAGTGATAACACCGGTTGCGCTAACCGTAAAATCTCCAGTGCCTGTAGTTAAAACGGTTGTGTCAAAATCAACAGTAACGCCAGTAGTTGTAACCTCTTGCGTACCTGTTCCATCGGCGTGGATGTATTTAACATCTTCGCCACCACCACCGGAACCGTTTGCTGCTGCAGTGATTCTTCCCTGCGCGTCAACTGTAATGTCTGCAGAGGTGTAACTTCCAGCGGTTACAGCTGTGTCTGCAAGCTTTGCAGCAGTAACGGCGTCGTCAGCGATTTTAGCGGTAGTAACTGCGTTGGAACCAATGTTGCCACTCTGAACCGCACCAGTATTTAGCTTGGCCGAGGTTACTGCGTTGTTGTCAATCGTCCACGTTGCGCCACTGTTGCTAACAGTTATGTCACCCTTGTCGCCGTCAGTAATACCGCCACCACCTGACTGGTTAACCCACTCAGTGTTGTAGTCGGTAGCGTCAATTTTAGCAAGCACCTGACCAGCAGAGCCACCAGTAGGAACACCTTGGCCATCAGCGCCATCGCTACCATCTGCTCCTGCAGCACCAGTTGCGCCTGTAGCTCCGGTTGCACCAGTATCACCACGAGGGATAGAAAAATCAAAAACAGCAGCGGCAGAAGTACCACTGTTTGTAACTGTTGCACTAGAGCCCGCCGCACCAGTGCTTACCGTGCCAACTGCAATTGTTGCTGCTGCACCGTCCGCACCATCCGTGCCATCAGCACCAGCAGCGCCAGTAGCACCAGTAGCTCCGGTAGCACCAGTAGCACCAGTAGCTCCGGTAGCACCAGTGTCGCCACGAGGAATCGTAAAGTCAAAAACAGCAGCAGCACTTGTACCGCTATTGCTCACTGTTGCGCTAGAACCTGCGGCACCAGTAGTAACTGTTCCAACAGAGACAGTGGCAGCAGCACCGTCAGTTCCGTCAGTACCTGCAGGACCTTGAGGACCAGTAGCACCATCGCTACCATCCGCTCCATCGGCACCCGCTATTCCCTGAGGACCCTGAGGACCAGTTGCACCCTGAGGGCCTTGAGGACCTTCAGGACCAGTTGCACCAGCAGGTCCTTGGATACCCTGTTCACCATCAGCTCCCTGTGGTCCTGTAGCTCCAGCTGGACCAGTAGGTCCTGTCGGCCCAGCCGGGCCTTGAGGACCGGGTTCTAGTACAACTAGGTCAAATTCTCCTGTAAGTGGGTTGTACTGAAATGGCATACAAACCTCACCCAGTTACAATAGTAAATACTTCCTTGTAAGAACCGTTTTGTCCCTGTTTAATTTCAGAGATAAGCTCCTGGTTTGGTCCAAGATTATAATCAACTTCACTGGTTTGTACAGGGTACACATTGTACTCAGCTAGTACGTGATTGTTGATAGGTTCAGGAAACGACACATGAGGGTATTCCTCATATAGTGCCTTAAGATCGTAGGGGTAATCTTGTACCCCATTAGTTACTTTTACGTATTTCAAAGTTTGACTCCAATAAGTTGACCGTTAGATCTCCAAATGTCAATCACTGTCAAAGAACTGATACGGGGAGCAGAACCACCAACCCAGTGAATACTAGGCCAAGTGATAGCGTAACCATTACGATTAGAAATGGTGATACGCACCATACTACCTTCTTTGAAATTAGCCAAGGCCAATACAGTGCTCTCTTTTAGGACAAGAGTTTGGAGGAATCCAGCTGAAAAATCAACAACATCAGTAATGACACTACAACCATAGGTAGCGTCCTTAATAGTTTTGTTACTGAGAGTCTGTTCATCTGTAAGTTTAACAAAGGTAGAGAGAGGAAGACTATCTTCCCACTCAGTGCCATTAGAAACTACAACACCAGGAACTGGGTATTGAATACCAGAATCTCCTTTCTCTCCTTTCTCTCCTTGTGGACCCCGAGGCCCTTCAGGACCTGGATCACCTTTTTGTCCTTTTAATCCTGTAGGACCAGGTTCACCATTTTTACCATCAATGCCGTCACGTCCATCGCGACCATTGATACCATCCTTTCCAGATGGACCGATTAGACCATCCTTACCAGGACGACCATCATTACCTCTAGGACCACGTAATCCACGTGCTCCATCTGCACCTGCAGGCCCCGCCGGACCAGGCTTTCCTTGAGGACCGACAGCACCGGCTTCACCCGGCAATCCGTCTTTACCGTCTTTACCGGCTGGTCCCTTTACGGCATATGAGCCTGCAGATTTCCAAGTTTTTCCGTTGTAATAAAAGGCTTCACCTTTTTCACTGGTCAGGTATAGATCATCCTTAACAGCGTCTTTGGGTAGTGAAGCTTTATCAGCTACTACACCTTTAACAACAATTTTGGTTGAAATTTTCTGTGACTTGCCAGCGGAGAATGCATCAAACATTTATCAAGTAAGGGTTACAGTTTCTACATCATCATTGACATTGTAAGTCATATCAATGGTGGCAACAATTCTTCCAGTAGCACCACCTAGACGATATTCAACTCGTGTAAGGTTTGTGCCTGAATAAGTGTTAGTAACGTGGTCATGGGGAGGGATAAACATCCCACCTGTTCTTTGTACGAGATCAAGCATTGTAGTAATAATTAAGGTTGATTAACCAATTGATGGGGCATTCAATGCTACAGGAGTGGATTCAACAGAAGCCAAATCAAGTGGGAAGTTGTGGGCGTTACGTTCGTGCATTACCTCAAAACCAAGGTTAGCGCGGTTAAGAATATCTGCCCATGTATTGACAATACGGCCTTCACGGTCTTGAATAGATTGGTTGAAGTTGAAACCATTCAGGTTGAAAGCCATGGTAGAAACACCAAGAGCAGCAAACCAGATGCCAACAACAGGCCAAGCTGCCAAAAAGAAGTGGAGACTACGGCTGTTGTTAAAAGAAGCGTACTGGAAAATAAGACGACCGAAGTACCCATGAGCCGCAACGATGTTGTAAGTCTCTTCTTCTTGTCCAAACTTGTAGCCATAGTTCTGCGATTCATTCTCAGTTGTTTCCCTAACGAGTGAAGATGTGACCAAGCTTCCGTGCATAGCACTGAACAAGGAACCACCAAAAACACCAGCAACTCCCAACATATGGAACGGGTGCATGAGAATATTATGCTCAGCTTGGAACACAAGCATGAAGTTAAACGTACCAGAGATACCAAGAGGCATACCATCAGAGAACGAACCTTGACCGAATGGGTAGACGAGGAAGACTGCAGATGCTGCAGCAACAGGTGCGCTGTAAGCAACGCAGATCCAGGGGCGCATGCCGAGGCGGTAGGAGAGTTCCCACTCGCGGCCCATGTAGCAGAAGATGCCGATCAGGAAGTGGAAGACAACCAGCTGGTAAGGACCGCCGTTGTACAGCCACTCGTCGATTGTGTTTGCAGCCCAAGTAGGATAAAAGTGCAATCCAATCGCATTGCTAGAAGGAACAACAGCACCAGAAATGATGTTGTTACCATACATAAGTGAACCAGCAACAGGTTCACGGATACCGTCAATGTCTACCGGAGGAGCAGCAATGAAGGCAACGATAAAGCAGGTGGTAGCAGCGAGCAAGCAGGGGATCATAAGTACCCCGAACCAACCCAAATAAATACGGTTGTTTGTCGAAGTCACCCAGGAACAGAAATTTTCCCAAGCTGACTCCTGACGGATAAGTACAGAAGTTGTCATAATTTATTTAGTAAAATTGCCAACCCACCCACCACATATTCAATTTAACCTATCCAAAAAGGAATAGGAGTATTTTGTACGGTTGCCATGGATGCCCCATCCTAACCAGTAGTAAGCAGCATTCATGTAATAATCAACCGTTTGATGTCTAGTTTGGAATGCGAATAGATCGTTTCTAAATCGCATTTCAGAAATCATGTAACTGGTCTGAGCCTCAAGCGAGGATGGGTCACAAGACCGTTGTTTACAGAACGTACCCAATCCATCATAACGATGCTGAGTCGTCCATTGTATAAGACCGTAGCCGCCTCTCAGGCAGCGATCGTAAGGCACAATGGCCCCACCCTCACATACGTTAGGTCGGAAGTTTGATTCCTGTTCGATATTGCCCATGATGACAGCAAGGGCAGTACGATCTTTTACACCAGCAACAGTCTGCAGTTGTTCGAGTACGTACTGCTGTTGCACAGTACAATCAGGGCAAGTAATCATTTTTTCTTAGCAGTTTTTGCTGCGCGTTTGAAGTTAGCTGCGGTAGGAGCACCGGCACTGCCAGGCTTCCGCATTCTTTCTCCTGAACCTTTTTTGATTCTCATGCGCTTGGCATGGATGTTAGCATAGAGTCCGCGTTTAGCCATTAGGATTTACCACATTTCCATTTACGTAGAGCAAGTGCCTTACGGGTGGGACGGCCTTTACTGTCTTTCATTGGTCCTTTCACGCCACCCATACGGGCACAGAAGGATTTCTTTCGTTTACCTCCACCTGGCTGTGGAGCTTTAAGATTAGAGCCAGTTTCTCTATTATATTTTTCCCGCCCTGCTTTCGTCAAGCCACCGGAGCGGGATTTGTGTTTGCCAATCTTTAGACGGACACTCGGTTTACTTTTTGTAGCCACCTTTTTTACCCCCCTTACTACCACAGGAGCCTTTACCTTTGTGTGCCATTACTTCTTCTTCCTAAGTTTCTTGAGATCGTCAGCGTCAATCTTATTTTTGTTACCAGCTTGAGAAGCAATCTTCTTTTGTCCGGGGGACATCGGTTTATTCTTAGCAGGGGGGCGTCCACGCTTGGAGCCATATGTTCCTTTACCTTGTGGCATTACCATACTCCGGGGATAATTTGACCAGTTAGTGCGTACGCTCCAAGCGCAGCCATCACACCCAGCATAGCCAGGCGACCGTTAAGCATCTCAGCTTTTTCGTTGTGAGTCACAGTGTAGTCCTTGTCAGTGTACATAGGTGGTTCTTTTGCAAAAAGGTTTTGTTGTCCGCGATCGTTAGTAGTAACTGTCATCAGAAGTTAATATCAGAAACTTCAAGTTTGTCCATAACCTCCTGACGATATGCAGGATCACGATCATATCGAGGATCACTCATTGCAGTGATAAGCTCTTGCTGACTTCTGTAACCTTGTGCTCGATCAGCACTACCTTTACCAGTCAGAAGCTGACCATCAGAACCAGTAGCGTCATTATACTTTGCAGCCAAAGCTTGAACAGCAAAGTAAATAGAAGAGGCATTTCCAGACCCCATGACACCATCATACATCTCTACTTCTTCTGCAGAAAGGTTTTGCCCAGCCCAAGAAATCATAGACTTGTAAGCCTTCTCACCACCAACCATTTCAAACAGTTGTTCGGCTTGGGCTTCAGTCAGCTGATCTTCACCTGGATCTTCATTTACTTCTTCTTCCTGCTCTACTGGTTCGCTTTCGGTTTCAGTGGGTTGCACTTCATCACGTGGCTCACCAAGTTTTTGTTGAAGTTCGATGTAAGCTTTTTCAAGTGCTTGCTGGTCTTTAAACTTACCGGCAAGTAGCGGTTGCTCTCCACCCTCAAGAGACTCAGCAACTGCCAGGGAGTCTTGCTCATCAGCATTGAATTGCGGCTGATCAGCTGGTGTTTCATTCATCGTAAGTGTTTCGCTCATGCTGTTGGTGGTTCAGGAATTTGAGTAGATTCTTGCTGCATCATTTGCATTGCAGCTTGTTCACGTTTTTGTTCAATAGCAGCCAGTTGTGGTTCTTGCTGCTGTTGCATCATTGCTTGCTGTTGCTGCAGCGCTTGCTGTTGTTCAGCTTGTAGCTCATCCATACTCTTTACAAGATTGAGTACATCAATACCGGATGCTGCAGCCAAACGTTTGATAACTTCATCAGGATTGATGAATTGATTGATAGCATCTGGACCCATGGTTTGTGCAATGACTTGCAGAAATTGACCAAGGCTTTCACGATCTTGCCCACGACCCAGAGCATTGATACCAGCGACAATTGTAGGTCGAATGATACCACCTTTAGGTAGGCGGGGGATCTCTCCAGTTTTTTGTGCAACGTTTAGTTTGCGATTGAGATAAGGAATTAAGAACTCAACAGTTAGCAGGGAGAATAGACCACCTAGCTGCTGTTCAAGTTCTAACTGTGTCATACGGACTTCTTCTGCCGTAGTACGCTCACTGTCCCTTACGTTAAGGATTAAGAACGCTTCATTCAGACGTTGAGTCAACGACCCAATCATCTGATATGCAGTTTGGAAGTCAGCAGTTTTACCGACCTGGATAACACCAATGTCATCAGGTCTGCCTGGAATGATTGCACCGTTACCTGCTTTAGCAACAGTCTGTGGTTTAGTTGTACTGCTCGGAGAGACAGTAAATATAACCTTAGCAGCCGCTGCCGATCCTTCGACGATAGCTTGTGATAGAGCTTCAAGTGACTTCAGATCACCTAGAAACTCTTCCACTCTACCACGTCCATAGACTTCTCCGTCAACATGGTTGAAGCGTAGCACCAGCCAAGGGTTAGCATCAATAGGTGCCTTACCCTGAGACTTAGGAAGGATCTTATCGTACATCTCTTGGTGCCACACCCAACGATTGTTGTCGCGGGTGACGTGCGTATAAATAATACATTCATCATTTGGTACGGTAGTATCGTCTACCACACCGGGCGGGATGAAATCTGGGTAAAAATTTTTTACCAATTTTTTTGAGACTGTTTCCTTTGTTACGATCTCAATAACATTACCGTTACCATCTCTGTCTACCACATAACGGTTGAGAGGATAAAGCTTAAGCCCTTCCTTACCCATAAAGACAAGAGCATTACCAGCTACCACCAGGTGCTTGAGTGCTTGGTGTACGATAACACGATCACCAGACTCAGCAATTGATTCCATGATGGTACGCTCAATCTTAGCCATTGACAAGTCAAGTTCAGATCTAATCTGTGGACCAAGTTCTTGTGGAAGATTGATGTCATTTACCTGAAGCTTGAAGAAGCTAGTTTGTGGAGGTAGCAATGCAAGCATAAGTTTACTTGCAAGCGTCACCACACCTTTGGCTCCAGTTGATTGCCAGGGTTGCGGCAATCTCAAGTTAGTTTTTGAGGTAAGCTCATCTTCCCGAATAAGATATGGAAGAGTTAGATCGGCAGCTTGCCGTGCAGAATTGAGGAACTGGGAACGGTTTGAAGACAGTCTGTCATAACGAGATTTAGCTGTCATTAGAGATTAACCATTCCTGATTTGATTTGACTCAGACCCCCGTAAGAAGGTGTGGTTCCTGGTTGAAGAGGACGACGGCGGAACTGTTGAGTACCACCAATACGGGGAGTGCTACCAGAACCTTGAATCTGAAGATTAGCACTTGCACCCTCCCGAAGTCGATTTGCTGCGCTGGCGCGGGCTGCAATTTTTGCATCTTCCATAGCTTTTTCCCGAGCTTCAGCATCTTTCTTAAGTAGTGCTGTATATTCTTCAGTCAGTTTACTGACAGCACTTTTCTCTTCTTGAATAATTTTTAACTGGGCAGCCTGATCAGCTGCAGATTGTTGTGCTGCCTTTGCCAAGGCGGCTGCCTGTGCATCAATTACAGGATTTCTAGCCTGCGTCATCAGCGCGTTGCGGGCACTTCTATTTGCCGCTACTGCTGCGTTATACGCAGTAACGTCATCTACATAATCATCATCATCACTACCAATATTCCTCTGAAAGTCACTCTGATCGATTCTTAGAGAGCTATTCCAAATATCTTGAATTTCTTTGGCAGTATATTTACCAGGATTTTTATTGATGTCTTTGAATTTGTTGTACTGAGAACCACCTGGTTTAGTAGATGTACCATAGAGTTTAAATGCTCTGTCGTAATCATAAGCCATGTTAGTTATCCTCCATGTATTTGATGACCCACTCAACTACACTGCGCTGACCGGCTCTGTACATAATTTTTTCCATTGTATCATCAGGTGTGGGGTTTGTGGGTGGAAAGGATTCTTCTAAAGCATGAATAAGACCTCGGGAATTCATCCCAAGAACCTCAAGCATATTGGGGGAGGTTGACATTGTTGTGTTCAAAGAAGGCAGGCATTCTAGCAGATTTAGTTGCAGCAAGTTGAGGTGCCTTTCCCTCATACATCAGCCGATCACTAGAATCCAACCAAAATTTTTTGTCCAAATATTTGTCCTGAGTATTTACACCTAGTGGTTGCATTACCCAGTTAATAGTAGCCTTCCTCAGCTTATCGAGTGACGGAGAAGGAGTGAGCCCCAGCTCAGCACAAACGAGGCTATTAGTAGCAACGTGAATTTGTTCATCTCTGCTTATGTCTGCAGAGGTTGTTCGCATTGCAGCATCACCATTAAAGCGAAAGAAAGGGAGTAATACGAAGAAAATCGAACGCTCGGCAACCATTGCCTTGAGGATCGTATGATCTGGATGCGAAGTCCAAGCCTCTCGTAGCGCCAGGGCTTCTTTCTCAGCCTTTTGATCAACGCCGTAAGCATCGGCAATGTAACCAAGTGCCAAATCGTGGTTCTCTTCATCCCGTACATTTGAGACAAGTAGATCTCGGGAGATTTTCGGTACTTCAGTATTGAGGGCATTGGTGATAAAATCGGCCACAGGTAGTTCCATATGTCGCAATGCAAGAGCACGGTGAATCGCTTCCTCCGCACCTTCTTTGCATGTACCAGCAGTTGTCTGGACAGGTGTCCACTTGCGCTTCCGCGCCATCAGTTTTTCGTAAGGGTTCATTCTGCACAATCACATTGAGGTTCATTGGTGTCCTCAAGTAGGCTGTTCAAATAAGCATTTACGTCATCTTCTTCTAGAGCTGCATACGCATTTGACTTATCTTGAACGTCTGCCATTACTTGGAGACTATAATAAAGAGAAGTCTGGGGCGATTCAAGCCACTCCTGGATAAAGTCTTCATCATACGTGACCACATCGGACCACGAGTTGAAGCTATAACCATGTAGAAGTCCAGTCTTGTTAAGTAGAGTCATGATGCCATCGGCAACACGTTTGTAAGATTCCCATCCTACTTCACTGGCGATCTCTACATCACCATAGTTGTATGTTTGTACTCCGAAAGTACCGCTGTCGCGATCGACTGTCTGCGAGATAGGTGGAGCGATTTCTGGAGTGCAAGTATAGCCATCCAAATCTGTGCTTCGATAACTGCATGAGGCAGTGGGTGCGATAGCAAAGGCTCGAACCATTCCATTACGGCGAGCAATTCCGGCTGCAAGCTCAATGCCAGAATTAATTTGGGTGACAAGTTCATAAGCTGCAGATTTGACTGATTTACCTGAATTAAATTGATCTAAAGCACGACCAAATTGTTCATACGTTACTTCATATCTGCGAAGTAGGTTAGCGAGTCCGAGCATTCCCAACCCAACTTGTCTATCAGTTTCGCTGGGGAGATACTCTCCGCTGTCACCAACACCTGTTTGACCATGGAGTTCGCACAATTGGGACATACCCTCAGCAAAAGCATTAGGGATGTCGTCGAACTCACAGGCACCGAGAGAGACATGTTGGAGTAAACAGGTGCCTCGTGAGGGCAAGTAAACTTCAAGACAGACATTTCCTCGGATTCGGTTTCCTTCATTGTCATATTTTACTTTGTTCAGCCAGATGTCACCAGATTTGATTCCGTAAAGAAGGTCCTCCTTGAACGTACAATCATTCCACCACTCATCGGTAACGTTGATGCAGCGTTTGACCCAGGGTAGCTCAGATCGAGGAGTAATAATGAGTTCAAGAGCGTCTGGGTGGTTAAGGTCCAAATGACATACCACCGCACCATTCTTGTACACTCCTCCACGACGCAATACTTCATTCAGCGTTGAGTAAATTTTAGCGAATGAAACGGGTCCAGATGCAACCAATCCTTTACCATTTTCTTCACCTCTGGGTCGCAAGTTCGACAAGTGTACCGCGCATCCTGCTCCATATCGTAGAGCATGTGATACAAACCTCCAGCTCGCTTCGATTCCATTAGGACCCTCCATTGAGTCTTCAACAACAAATACGGTGCAACTCACAGGCAACCGATGTTCTGGATTATCAATCCAACTTTGTACTCTCCCAGTACGTGCAATTACTTCAGCCATTTACTAGATCTTCAAGATGTGGTGGTTTGTAGTTAGGCCCCTTCAGGACCTTGCCATCGCCCCTGTAGATGGGTTTACCATCCTCTCCGAGCTTTGACATGTTTGATGCATGAACACGCCGCATAGCCTCGTCTAGGTCCCAATCCTGCGATGCTGCATATTGATAGCAGACATACACAAGATCAGCTAGTTCTTTGAGTTGATTTACATCAGACTCATGATGATAAGCTTCATGGAATTCACTCCACTCCTCATCAATCAGAGCCTTCTGCGTAGGTCGTGCCGTCAAGCCACTCGTCGTTAGAGAGTAAGCTGATCGGAATTCCTCCGCTTGCTCTAGTAGGCTTTGGTTCTGACAATGCATGTTGTAGTTCATTTTCTAAATAGTGAATTGCTTTTTGCAAATCTTTTACTTTACTTTCCTTGTAATCAGCACGACAAATATATTTAATTGCACAGCCAAGGTGAAAGTTTAATTTTTGGTCTCGGATGAAGTCTCCGACTTTCCAGTTGTTTCCGTAGTGGGCAGGTGATTCCATTGTTTAATTAAATTTTGCATGTTATTTCCCAACACAAAGCACTGCTTTTGTAGTGCAAGGAATATAGTAATAATATCCTCTTTGCTTGTGCTGGGATCTTCAAGACCGTCCTTTATTCGACGCATCTTTAGATCCTGCTCCAGAGTCAATTCTAAAATCGGCTGAGGGGGTCCAGAGAATTGGTTGTTTCTTCTCGAAGTCATAATCAGATACTGTTAAAATCTTTGCGAGTCTGGCGTTTTCAAGTGCGACCTCTTCTGAAAGATTTTTCTCAGCAAATGCTTCAACGACAGTCTTCCAAGAATACCCTTTCTCTTCAAAGAGAGCTACTGCACGTTTAATACCAATACCAGGTACACCAGAGTAACCGTCGGTCTGATCTCCTGCCAATGTTTGTATAAGGTGCCACTTCGCACCCTCTGCCTCTTCCACATTCATCATCTCTGACA